TGGTTCACTCTATAACCTTGAGGAATCATACCCATGTTTTTCAATGCATTGATATCATTGTCAGCTGTTCCCACTCTGCCTGGAGACTTCATAAGTCTGTCAGCTGTAAATTGCAAAGCAGAAGGGATGATCATTTTCATACCTTTAGCTGCAATTTTAAGACCACGTTCATCAGTAAACGCAGCAATGTCAATCATTGCTTGTTCTAAAGATGTCTCGTTAAGATCCGCTGCAGTAGCTAAAGTGTTGCTGAAAGTACCTGCAATAGTTGGGTGAGAAGCGCTTATTAGCGTTGTTCCGTCCCCTGTATTGAAAGTACCACTTGGCAGACCATTGTTTAATGGTGATGCCGCTTTCACTTGTTTAGCGTTTGCCATAGATCTTGCTAAAGCTTTTGTGTATCTAGAAGAGATTCTGTCATAGAGGTTGTCCTCCATAGCTTCTTCTGTGATAGCGAAAGCTAAAGCCACTGTCTCGTGAGTGTATCTAGCAGTGAAAGTCTCTTGTGCTTCATCAAATGAAACACCTTGACCTTCAGGTTTTGTTTGTGCGTTTGCAAATCCAGATAACATTACTTCCTCTTCGAAAGCTCTGTCAGAAGACTCCTTCGCATAAATTTCTTCATGCTCTGAATCGTAACGTTTGTATTCCAGCCCAAATAGTGCATTTAGGCCTGGTTCTAGTTCTTTAACTAGCTGTGCTCGTGATATTGCCATAGTCTATTTGCTCCTATTATGATGCAGACGTTAACCCACCAGAGTTAATTTGGTTAAGGTTTTGAACAACCACAACACTACAATAAGCTTGTGTAATGTCTTCGTTGTCTGGATCCTCAGCCGTTCTAATAACTCTCCATGCGTTAGCCGTTGCTGCTCGAGTACCATAAGTAATAGTTGAACTTGACTGTCCACTTATTTCACTACCTGCTGCAGTTACCGTTAAGCCGTACGTTTCGAAAAAGTCAGCTTGTGGAATTGCAGTATCCATAGCACCAACATAAAGTTGGAAAGGGTTGTCAAGAACAAATGCAGTTATGTTCTCGCTATTAGCTGGAGTAACCGGTTGATTGTACCAATTAGCCCATGTAGGCTTCTTAGTAGTTGCCGCGTTATAGAAGATACCATTCAACACACCGATAGTTGAAGTAGTAATTGATGCTTGTGCTGATATAAGATATCCATTGACGATCCTTACGGATGATCCTTGGAATAAATCAGCATTGTAAGCTGCCTCTATAAAGTATTTACCTTGGCCCTGAGTCGAAGGTGTTGAACCTAACGTTCCTGCAGGAATTAAACCAAAGCCGGCTGTATTAGTGTTTGCCATAATACATATACTCCATATAATTGTTTATAGTTTTACCTATAAACGGGGTTAATTTAATTCGTTGGTTTGAGAATTGTTAAAAAATTAACTTTTCTTTGTACCACCGAAGGTTACACGTGTCTGTCGATCAACATTGATCGGCATACTTGGGTGCTGTTCCCTCATGAGATCGTTTTCTACTGCTTCGTCACGAGCTTCAGTTTGTTTTTTGAAGTATTCGTCACGTTGCTTCGCGAGCTCTTCCGGTATCCTAGCCAGCAATAGGCCACCTACTCCAATCACTCCAGCGTATTTTCCGTCTTTGACAACAGGATAATCCGAATCTTGGTACTCGTCTGACCTAACTAATTCCCATCCAGATCTTAATTTACCTGAGATGTTTTTAGTGTCATCAAAGCCAACACTTTCGGCTCTTATCCATCTGTGCCTAAAACCTTTAGGCGCTGGTGGTGCATCTAGAGAAGATGGTGGAACCCATACTTTTGGTCTTTCAGATTTAGACCTAGTTTGGTTCGCACGAGGGGTTGTTTTAGTTGTTTTTTCCATATGCTTTTACGCCTCCTTCGTGAGTTTTAATTGTTTCGCATACTCTTCAAGTGGCACACCTAATTTTTTAGCAATTGCTACCTGTGAAGGTGTGAGTCTTACAGTTTTGCGCCCTGGTTTTACACTTCTATTAGCCGAAGCAACTGTCTGAACAGGTGCGGACGTATTAACACTACCACCTTTATCAAATTTATGAGGAAAGTCAAGTCTTATTCTTCGATCAACTTCCTTATAATAATCATTTGACTTAGGATCAAAACCCTCTTTTTCCACTAGATCTTTATGGATTTCGAATGCTGTAAACGTCATTGCTCGGTCTTGACCGAACCATCTGTTTCTAGCAGCCCAATCCTCAGCTCTTGGGTCAGGATCTGGTAACTCATTAGGAGTTCTCCGTGGTAAGTATTGTTCATCAGATAATTGAGGT